TGTTACCACCCTCTTCTCGCTTTCAGAAGCGAAGGAAAAATAGTATTTAACAAACCCTTTCCATTTGCGAAAGGGTTTAATTTACCATGTGGTCAATGTGTAGGGTGTAGATTAAATTACAGTAGACAGTGGGCAATTAGATTGATCCACGAAAATCAAATGCATGAAAATTCATGCTTTATAACACTAACTTTTAGCCCAGACGAATTAAACAAACGAGGCAATCCAGACTCGTTAGACGTGCGTGATTTTCAACTTTTTATGAAAAGGTTGAGAAAGAAGCACAAACAAAAAATACGTTTCTTTCATTGTGGCGAATATGGAGAAAAAAATCAAAGACCACATTATCATGCATTAATATTTAATCATGATTTTCCTGATAAAAAACTATTTAAGGAAAGAAAAAACATAAAATTATATACGTCAAAAGAGTTAGAAGAACTCTGGCCATATGGTTTTAGTACCATTGGCAACGTAACATTTCAAAGTGCTGCATATGTAGCACGATATATAATGAAAAAACAAAAAGGCGAAACAGCCGATAAACACTATACGAATATAGATACCCTGACAGGGGAGGTCACTACAATAGAACCAGAATACTGCACTATGAGCAGAAAACCCGGTATCGGGTACAACTGGTTTCAAAAATATAAAACTGATGTTTATCCTAGAGACGTATGTATAATAAACAGCCATGAAGTAAAACCACCAAGGTATTACGACACTCTTCTTAATAAAGAAGAACTAGAAGAAGTTAAAAAAAAACGTAAAGAAAAAATGGAAGACCCATTTGATGGCTATGACGAACGTTTAGACAGACTATGGGTACAAGAAGAAGTAAAAATACAAGCATTAAAAAGACTAATAAGGGATTTATAAAAAAAGTTTGACTCGTAATATGTATTATGTAACTTTTATACAATGTATATAAAAGAAAAAAAGAGGACAAATTATGGAAAAGAACTTGTACAGTATTTACGACAAAAAATCCGGAATATATGCACCACCATTTGTAGAACTTACAGATGGCACTGCAATACGAGCATGTACGGATTTATTACAAAGACAAGATTTGCCATTTGGCAAATATCCAGACGACTACCATTTAGTAAAAATAGCTAAATGGGACGAAGAAGAAGCGCACGCTTCACCAATAACAAACGAAATAATAATTGAGTTTAAAACAATACAAGAAGCAACAAAAAAGGAATAATAATATGAATATAGAATCTGGTAGTTTACCAACTACATTATCAAAAGATTTTAGCAGAGTACCAAAAGTAGACATTCAGAGATCTGTATTTAATAGAGATCACGGATTAAAAACAACTTTTGATGCAGGATATTTAGTACCTATCTTTTATGATGAGGCACTACCAGGTGATACTTTTCAAATGGACGCTAACGGTTTCGGCCGTTTAGCAACACCAATTAATCCATTTATGGATAATTTATATATAGAAACCTTTTTCTTTGCAGTACCATACAGATTATTATGGGACAATTGGGAGAAGTTTTGCGGTGAGCAAACAAATCCCGGAGATAGTACGGACTATTTAGTCCCTACTACAACTACAACAGCAACAAATAGTTCATTATATGACTATTTCGGTGTACCCACCGATGTTGCTATAACATTTAATAATTTATGCGGTAGAGCATATAATTTAATATATAACGACTGGTTTAGAGATGAGAATCTCCAAAACAGCGTTACAGTCGACAAAGGAGACGGACCAGATACAGCAACTAATTATACGTTGCTAAAAAGAGGTAAAAGACACGATTATTTTACTAGTGCTTTACCCTGGCCACAAAAAGGTGATGCTGTAACATTACCTTTAGGAACAACGGCACCCGTTGTAAGGTCAAATAATGCGACAATGTGGAAAGCATATGACTCAGGCACGCAAACATTAGCAACTAATGGTTTAATCGAAACTGAAAGTGGAGCTTTAAAAGGCGGAACAAGTAATAACAATTTAAGTTTAGATCCTGACGGACAGATTTATGCGGATCTGTCAACAGCGACAGCTGCAACAATAAATCAATTAAGAGAAGCGTTCCAGATTCAAAGACTCTATGAAAAAGACGCAAGAGGTGGAACAAGATATACCGAAGTTATACAAAGTCACTTCGGAGTAACTAGCCCAGATGCTAGATTACAACGCCCCGAATATCTCGGAGGCGGAAAAGATAGGATTAATGTTAATCCTATAGCTCAAACAAGTAGTACAGATACTACAACACCACAAGGTAACTTATCAGGTTACGCAACAACTGGATTTATGGGACACAAGTTCTCTAAATCTTTTACAGAGCACTCTGTAATTATAGGTATGGCAAATGTATTTGCAGATTTAACATACCAACAAGGGTTACCAAGACACTTTAGCAGGCAAACAAAATTTGATTTTTATTGGCCTGCTCTTGCACACCTTGGAGAACAGTCAATTCTTAATAAAGAAATTTACACCCAAGGTACTTCAGATGATAACAATGTATTTGGTTATCAAGAGAGATACGCTGAGTATCGATACAAACCAAGTTATGTCACAGGACAAATGCGATCTAATTTCGCACAAAGCTTGGACACATGGCATCTAGCCCAAGATTTTGGGTCATTACCGGCTTTAAACTCTTCATTTATAGAAGAAAACCCACCAGTAGACCGTGTAACAGCAGTAGCAAGTTATCCAAATATGGTTTTGGATATGTTCTTTAAACTTAAATGCGCTAGACCAATGCCGACGTATGGTGTACCTGGCCTTATAGATCATTTCTAATGAGCTGGGCACAGGTAGGACTGGCGGTAGGTGGAGCCTATTTAGACCGCCAAGCGGCAAAACGAGCTAATAAAAATGCTCGTATAGCGTCAGCTAGACAAATGGCATTTCAAGAAAGAATGTCCAGCAGTTCATATCAAAGAGGCATGGAAGACATGCGATTAGCTGGACTTAACCCCATTTTAGCAGGCAAAATGGGAGGTGCATCGACTCCGTCAGGTGCACAATATACACCTGTAAAAGAAACACCCGGATTAGCAATACAACAAGCGGCCACTGTACAAAATATAATGGCGCAAACAAAAAAAACAGAAGCTGAAACAAAAATTTTAAATACAACAGGAGGTGCGTCAGCACCTAAAACTGTTGAAGGATTTAAACGACTAATAGAAAATTACACCGATGGTTTAACATCTTCAGTTAAACAAAAACTCCAGAATGCCATAGATCGCAATAATGCAATGAAAGCGAAAAAGGCATCTGGAAAAAACAAAAATAAAAATAAAAAAAACAATCGGGGTACTAAGAGAATAACAATAACACCAAACAGGTATACAAATGAAAAAATTAGATAAAATTAATATACCATTCAAAACAGCTTATGACCCACATAAACCGTGTTTCTTTCATACAGAAGGCGAAAGCCTAACACAACAACATTTCAAAGAGGAATGTGACGTCGTTAATATAATTAAACGACACGATCGCAACGGGATCATTGAACACGTACAGCGTGGCCAAGCACGCTACGGAGATTTCTCGGAAGTATCAGATTATCGAGAAGCATTAGACCTGGTTAAAAATGCCCAGGAAGAATTCATGTCAATACCGTCAGATATAAGAAAACAATTCGATAATAATCCGGGCAAATTTTACGAATTTGTAAGCAACCCGGATAACAAAGACGAATTAATAAAAATGGGATTTATAGAAGAATCCCAAACAGCTGTGGCACCGTCCTCAGCTACAGAAACAACTTCTGCGAGTGAGAGCCCCCAAAAAGCTCAGGAGCTCGGAGAAGTTGTTCACACAGTTACTACTTGATGTAACTGTGTGGAGTGACACCAAACTAGAAGGAGTTCTAATATGAGAAGAAAAAAAATGAGTAGAAAACGCTCAAATAAAGTTTTCAAAAAAACAGCTATGAAAGTAAATAAAAGAAATCATGTCAAGCCTATGAGAGGCGGATATAGAATCTAAATATGACATGTTACCACCCTCTTCTCGCTTTCAGAAGCGAAGGAAAAATAGTATTTAACAAACCCTTTCCATTTGCGAAAGGGTTTAATTTACCATGTGGTCAATGTGTAGGGTG